TCGATCCGTGTGACGGTCATCTTGATCGTCGTCAATGCTTCGTTAATCATGATGATTTCCTGTTCCGGCATGCTGCTCACCTCAATTCCGTATACTGCGGCTTGTTCGTGATGTATCCTTCGCCGGATCCGTACGGGATCCGGTACCAGCCCGTTGCTTCGCTTACGCCCAGCAGCGGGAACGTGTCGCCCCGGTGCGCGGTGCCGAGCTTCTTTGTCTCGGCGTTATCGCCCTCGCGCACCCGGACGTTTTCGCCCTTGACGTAAACCGTCTGCTCCGTCGGCTGCGGATCCTCCTGCAGCTTCGGATACCGCCCGAACTTTGTCCAATAGCCCGCTTTCCGCTTACTCTTCACGACCCCGACGTCGCGGCCCATGCTCTCGATCTGATAGCCGCCCGTCACCCACGCGCCGACGTGCACGATCTGCTTGCCGTCGTCGTGAAATACGAGATCGCCTGGCTTCAGCTCTTCTTCCTCGATCGGCGTGCACAGCTTGTATAACCCTCTACTCGATGCGTCTTTATCGATTAGCTTCAGCGTTTTCAGCGCCCAGTACACGAGGCCCGAGCAGTCGAACGCCCGGATCTCTTTCACGCCCGCCGCCTTCCGGCGCTTGTACAGTTTGATCGCGCGCTGCGCGTTCTCTGCGCTCGTTTCTTTGCTGCGGATCCACGCCTCCGGGTCCTGCATTTCGCTCAGGTTTTCTCCGTTCGCGCCCCATACGTAGATCCCTCGGTTCACCTGCGAGCGCAGGAGCTCTTCGAATTTCTCGATCAGTGTCATATGCTCACCTTCTCTATACGTTTTGTTTATCCAGCGCCGCGATCGTGTCCGCGACGTTCCGCTCCAACGTCCCGAGCTCGATGCTGTTATAGTGCCCGGTGAGCTTGTTGAACTTTGCTTTTACGACGCGGATCTGCGCCGAGATCCCGAGTTGCGGATACGTTGCGTTCAGCTTGTCGCCGACGTTGACCTGCGTTTCGTCGATACCCAGTGCCACTCCCGGCACGACCGCCGTCTCGATGCTCTCCAGCACTTTCGTCGGATCTTTGCCGAGCAGCTTTTTTGTGACCGCCGCTTCGATCTCCGCCCGCGTCGCGCCCCACGCGACCTCATCCGATACGTTGATGAGCATCCACCGCACCGGCAGTGAAGCGTCCAGCGTAAAGTCCTCGACCGCGCGCTCCAGCGTGCCGCCGTTGTCTCGTTCCACGTATGCCTTGACGTGACTCACCTGTTCGCCGTTGTCCAGTACGCGGACAAATCCGAGCATATTGAACCCGTACGCGATATCGATATCCCGGTCGACGCCGCGCCGGTCGCAGATGTATACGAGCTCTTTCTGCAGGTCGGCGCGGTACTGGTACCGGACTTCGCCGTCGAACGTCTTAACGAGTGATCCGTCTCCGTTCGCGAATGCCTCGGACAGCATTTGAATTTTTCCGATGTCAAATACCGTCGGATCCGTCGTGTCGATGCCGTCGTACCAGATCCGCACAAAACCGTTTCCCGTCCTGTAGTTGTTCAGTGCGTCGCAGGCGTTTACGATCCCTGTCACCGTCTGATTGATCTGCCCCGTGAAGACGATGTAGTTCATGTCGTAGCTTGCGTGTTCCGCCGCGACTTTCTTGACGCCTTCGATGTCATCCTCGACCGTGTTGATCCGGAACGGCTCGCCTACCGTGTCGCTCGGACGCGACTGCGTGAAGATGATATTTCCCGTCACGAGCTTGTCAGCGTTGAATCCGCTCGCCGGATACGTCAGCGACAGCGTGAATTCTCCGTTCAGTTCTTCCGTGATCTCCGCTTCCAGTGCGTCCGGCAGCGGCCCGAGACCGTACCCCGTGAAATCCGTTTCTGTTGCCCCGAAGATCTTCATAGCTTATACCACCGCGGATCCGCAATATGTTTCCAGCTTGCGTTTTCAGGATGAATATCACACTCGAACCGATACGTAAAGCGCATTTTCAGCGATCCCGTCTGTGCGACCGTGAAGTACGACAGAATGTCTTCCTGTTTTTTCGTCAGTTTGTCCTCGACGTAGATCACGCCCTTAAGCATGTCAATGACGACCTGCTTCCCCGTCATGTCCTCTGTGTCCGTCAGCGTCAGCGTCGTCGTTTCGCTTGTGATCGGATTTCTGAATATCAGGATCAGCTTCTCGCCGACAATCAGAGTTGTCAGCGGTTCGAACGTAATATACGGAATAATGTCGTCTATATATCCGTTTCCTTTCGGTGATCCTGTCCCGAGAGTGAACCCGCCCGAAGATCCGCCCGGCGTTGTTCCCGTGTTGATCTGCGGCACCCGGTCGTACCGCTGCGGCGCGCAGTCGAAGTTCAGCGTGCATCGCCCGAACGCGTTCAGACTGTTCGCCCAGTCGTTCCCGCCGATAAATACCGCTTTTCTCAGTGCCGTCGTGTCGTAGCTGTCCGTCAGGTCCTTCGGTTCGTCCGGCGTCAGTAACCAGTGCGCGATGTCCGCGATCAGCTTCTGCATGCCGCTCGTTCCTCCCTTTACATATACGTCATACGGCTGGATCACGTTCGCGTATGATCCCTGCGGTATGAAGATCTTGCCACTCAGCCCCGGTACCTGATACGTGTTGTACAGTTTTTCCGGGACCGGTCGGCTCGGATAGTGCTCTACGTAAAGGCCGAAGGTCTCGCAGCTTCTGTTATTGAACGTGAAGCTCATTCGAAAATACCGCCTTTCTTTTGTTGACCGCCCGCTGCATTTTGATCATGATCAGATCCGTCAGCGCGTCGATGTTTGTTCCCGCCGTCGGGTATACGTTTACGCTTACCCCGCCGAGGTTCGTTGTGTTTGTCGTCGTCGTGTTTGTGATCGACGAGGTCATTGCTTCGAACGCCGGCGTCATGCTGAACGCCGTGCTGAGCTTCGCAGGGCTCATTACATCGTCCCATCCCTTGATAATACCGAGCGCGAGGTTTTTACCGATCAGGTTTTCGGTGACTTTCGACGGCGACGCGATCTTCGCGACGTTTTTCATCGCGATAATGCTCTGCTTAACGATCGCTTCCGCTTTTGCGTACACGTTGTGCGCTTCTGCCTGAAGACCGGCTTCGACACCCTGCCCGAGCGCGATCCCTACCGCTTCGGCTTTTGACCGCACTTTTCCGGTTCCGTCGCTGAGCGCTTTTGTCAGTGAATCAAGGTATTGTTTATGTCTTTGATTTTTAAAATACTGTTCTTCGCTTTCGGCTGCCTTCTCGTAAAACCATTCGAGATCGTCTGTCAGCACGTCGATTTCGGCGTCGTACGCTTCTACAGCATCGCTCGCCGCGTCAAACTCCGTTTCCAGATCGTACAGCTCCGCTTCGCCCTGGTTCACAACCTCTACGAGATCGGCCCAACGCTTTTCTGCTTCTGCGTAATCCTTTAGCCCGAGCTCCCCTATACCCTTTTGAAAAGCCGCTTCGTCGCGCGTTTCAAGGTTATTATACGATGTCAGCAGTTTCGTCAGAGTGTCAAGCTCTGTCTTCGCGGAGTTGACTATCGTCTTTTTTGCCCCGACTTGTTTCTCGAGCGTGGCCGCTATCTCTTGCTGTTTTTTTCGCTCCAATTCAAGCCGCGCGATGTCTGCCATCGTGTCGCTTGCCGCGGCATAGTACGCCTCTGCCTTGTATCGTGCGGATATCGCGTCGATGTTGTCCCTGATCTCTTTTGTGTTCTGATTCCACTTCCCGCTCTCTTCATCGATCGCAAGTCCGAGCTCCGGATATAACGTGTTCAGCCGGTCGACAGCTTGCAGCAGTTTCTGTGTGTCTTCTGCCGTCGGGTTCGTCTTTTTCGAGAGATCGTCAAAGATCTGAATCCAATGCTCCGCTTCTTTCTGCTTGCCGTCGATCTCGCTTAAGCTGCTGTTCATGCGGTCGACTGCGCCCGGGATCTCGGCTATCTTTCTTCTGACGTCTTCAAGATGATTGATTGCGTCCTGCGCGTTCTGACTGAGCTGCGACTTTTTGAACGCGTCGCCGAGTGCCTGCGCCATGTCCGGAATGCCGGTAATCAGTCCCCGTAAAAGCACCTTCGCGAGCTCTACGCCCGCTTTCACGAGCGCAGGCGTGTTTCCGATCAGCCGACCCAGAATATTGCCTATGCTGCTCAGTGCTTTCGGAAGCGCTTTGCTCACGACGACCGGCAGCTTTTCGATGAGCTTCACGGCCTTGTCGAGCACTTTTTCAAATAGACGGTCGACGTTTCCTGTTTCCGCTAATTCTTGTATAAGATCGACGATCTCCTGAAGCTCCGGCAGGATCTTCTCTCCGATCTTTGCTGCAAACTTGTTTTTGACCGTGTCCCACGTCAGCCCTACGCGGTCGAGCGCGTCGTTTACATCATTCAGCCCGGATAACGTGTCTTTATCCAGCACTGCGCCGACGTCGTGCGCTTCTTTTCTCAGTGCGTTCAGATCCGACGCGCTTGTCTCTATTAACGGGTTCAGCTCTTTCGCTGATTTGCCGAAGATCTCCATTGCCGTCGTGTCGCGCTCGACAGGGTTCTCGATCTTTGACAGCGCCTGCAGCGTTTCTTCAAAGACCGCGTTCGCGTCCCTCAGATTCCCGTTTTCGTCGCGCGTCGCTACGCCGAGCTCTTCAAACGCTTTTGCGTCGGTGCTCATCGCCTTTTCCATCTTGGTCATGCTGCCCGTGATCGTTTCAAGATCGACGTCGAGCAGCGCCGCCATGTATTTATATTCCTGCAGCGTGTCCGTTCCGAGTCCCGTCGTGCTGTTCAGCGTGTTGATCTCGTCGGCGTATTCTGCCGCGCTCTTCACCGCTTCGATGAAGAACTCGCCCAGTTCCTGCACGATCTTCTTCGTGATTTCGAGCCCCTTCTTGATCGCGTCGCCCGCAAGGTTCGCCTTCAGCACGTCTCCGAATACAGACGTCTTTTCGCCGGTCGCGTCTTCCGCCGCGCCGAGATCCTTGACTTCGGTCGTTGTGTCTTTGGTCTGACCTTCGAGATTCGCAAGCCCGGTCTTTGCTTTCGCGAGCTGTTCTTTCCACTTCAGCGTTTCCGTGCTGTTCTCGCCGGTCTGCTCCGTCGATTTCTTGACCGCGTCTTCCAGCTTTTCGACCAGCTTGCGCTGCGCCTCGATCTGCTTGTTGAGCTTTTCCGTGACGTCTGCCGCTTTTTTCTCATTGGTCGCGTCGTTCTTGAACGCTGCCGCCGCCTGATCCGTTTCCGCTGCGAGCGTCTTTGTCTCTTGTATGATCGATTTCAGCTCCCGCCGGTATTCCGCTTCGCCGTCGATCCCGATTTTCGGCCCGATATTTACCGCCATTTATATTCACCTCACTCCAACGCGAGCATTTCTTCCTGACTGAGTTTTTTCTTTTTTGCGACCTCTTCTGCGAGCCCGTGATAGATCGCGTCGCAGGTCATGAGGTCCTGAAGCTCGCCGAACGGCGTGTTCAGGACGTCTTCTTTGTCCATCCCGTGATTCCTCCCGAAGTACAGATACCACGGCAGCGCTTCCTCGATCGTGCGTTTGCCCGTGCCGCGCTTTTTTGCAGCCTCGCGGCCCTTTTTCGTCGGTTTCGAATTGATCTTGCCGTGATAGTCGCGGTCGAACGTCTCCGTGATCGACGCGACCATATGCGAAAAAAAGAGGTCGTCGGCGCCGATCGCGTCGATGATCTCTTCTATTTCCACGGGCTTCGCCGCCCGTCCCTTGTGCCGTTCGCTTTCCGTATAGCCGTCCGAGAGGATCTTCACGATGCGGATCACGTTCCGCACGGCCTCGACCGCGTCCCCGTGCAGGATCTGTCCGATCTTCGTGATGTCCTGCTCCGGGCAGACTTTTTCCGTCTCGATCGCCGCCGCGACCGTCAGCCGTAAGCCGTACTCTTTTCCGTTGATCCGCATCCTTTGATCCCTCCCTGATTCGTTACGGCGTGATGTCAAGCGCCGCCTTCAGTGCCGCTTCCGCAAGCGCTTCGCTCGCGTACTCGTTGCCGAGCAGACGCCAGCAGTGCTTTGCGCTGTCATCGCGCATGACGTTTGCCGTCAGCTCCTGGGTCTGCCAGTCGATCTCGTCTTCCTGCGTAGCCGCGTCGTCGCCGAACATCTGGAACTTGCACTTCTTGAGCACCACGGGCACCCAGCTCGTGACGCCCTCTTCCATGTAGCGCTTGATGTAGCCGATGCCGACATACGGGATCGCCGTATCGTCATCACACGCGACCCAGCCGTCGCCGTCCGCTGCCGGAAGACCGTAGATCAGCCGCGCAGCCGTGCGCTTGAGCCCGTCGTTGACGAGCGTTACCGTGCCGCCGCCGAAGGTTCCGGACGCGTCCTCCGCGACCACGTTGTCGGCGTAGAATTTGTTCTCGTCAGCTGCTTCGATGTCAAGCGTAACCGATACGCCGCGCGCGAGCAGCTGCCCGCTCGTGTACGATACGACCCCGCCGCTTTCGCCATAAAGTGCAACATACGGTTTCGAATAACCGGTGCACACTCTTCCTGCTGCCATATGTTTTATCTCCTTTTATCTCATGTTTGTTTGTGTGTCTGCGTCAAAGCGCGCCGCCATTGCCGTTACTGCCGGGCCCTCTGCCGCTTTGACCGTCCTCGTGACAAACGGGATCTTTGCTCGAACAGACGTCCCGCTGTTTACCGCCCGCGCGATCAGCGCGTTCGGCTGCCCGTTCGGGTATTTCGGCGACCTTGCGCCGTTGTATCCGGTGAATCCGAGCTTCGTGTTTATAAAGCCGTTCGCGTTTGTCATCTTTGCGAGCCCTATACCTGCGAGTAACCCTGCCTTTTGCGTTGCTGTCACGCCTCGCAATGGCAGCTCCGTCACCCTGTATCTGTTTGTAATAACAGGGAGCGCCGATATCTGGGCGATCGCTTCGTGCAGCACGGCCGCCGCGCCGTCATATACTGCGCGCTTGATCATGCCGACGGCCTTGTTGCTCATTTTGCTGAGCTTTTCCTCATACTCGTTCATTCCCTGAAATTGCAAAGTGGCCATTTCTCCGCCTCCGATCAGGCGCTTGTGTAATCCGTTGCGTATGCTCCGTAAAATGCGCCGTTCTGATACAGGACCGCGACCTGCATACCGGTATATCCTGTTGCGGTTTGTTCGGCGGTATAATCACTGATACCTGCCGGGAGCATGGCCTCAAACAGAATCTCCGTCATGTTGTTTTGGTCTTCTCTGACACGCGTTTTACGCAGCCAGTACCATACTTCAGATACCGTCTCTTCCCAGTATTTCAGGCAGAAGATCATATCCCGCGTTTTGGCGTATTCGAGGATTTTTTCCCGCTCTCCGTCCGCAAAGGTGACTTTTCTGTATGTATTCCCGCCTGCCGTAACTTCCTGGGTCCCGATCACATGCAGCATGATCGGCAGTGATTCGATGATCTCTTTCTTCGCGTTGTTCATGGTGTCCACATACCTCCATTCAAAATGCAGATAGCCGGTCTCCGGCTCGAACTGGATGCTCTCCATGCGGAACCAGACGCCGAGTGCGCGCATGGCGTCCTCGACGTCTTCCGTCGGATCCGGATTCGCGGCTTTTACGAACACGTCCACGTACCCGGTCAACATCTTTTCCGCGACCGGGTCCGCGTCCGCTTTCAGCTCGCTCTGACCGTCTGCCGTGACGACGCCGTAGCCGTCCGCCGGAGCTTGGCTCCACGACCATTCGGTGAACGGGATGTCCGTCAGTATGTTCAGCGCATCTACAAGTCCCGCGATCTTCATCGGTCGACCGTCACCTCCTCGACCGTCAGCTCGATTCCCTGATTGCGCCGGTACGTCCGGAGGATCCTGTACCGCGTGCCGTTGTATTCGCAGATCTTCTCGCCGTCGTAGTCTGAATAATCCGACAAAGCAAAAACGAACTGCGGCTGCAGTCCGTTTGCCATCGCCTGATACGCTTCGTTCATGCCGACAGAGCGGACCGTACAGTATACGGTCCGCCCGGTCTCTTTCGGTTTGTCAGTGACGCCGTGCGCTTTCGGATCCTCGGCGATCAGCGTCAGCACGTCCCGGAACATCATGACGGTGACACCTCCCAGTTCGTGTACCCCGTCGCCGTCCGGAGCTGGCCCTTCTGCATGTCGTACGCTTTGCTGAGCCGGTCGAACTCGTCGTCGGAAAGGCCGAGAAAATAGAGCATGCAATAAGTCGTGATCGCCTGCTCGCAGATCGCGTCAAGCGTCGGCGGGAGGACAACCCCTGCGATCTGCAGGTCCGTCTTCGCCGCGTCGATCAGCTGCTGGATGCGCGCATCATATGCGTTGGTTGTGATCCGAAGCGCCAGCTTCACTTTTTCAAGCATTTTTTTCTCCTTTCGACCTTGCGGTCTTTGTGTTATCCTCAATAGACGGATAGTGGGCGTTTACTCTATCCGTTCTGGATAACCCGATGCAGCAGACGCGGTGTAGGGATCAGGATTCCAATTAAAGCACTTACCCGGCATAACAGTGTATGTCTCCGACTTGCTGTGATATTCGACCCCTTGCACGTTCACAAGCGTGTTCGTGTCCGTTCCGAACTGAATCAGCACAGAACCCGCAACGAAAGCATCGTGAATCTCTTGCCAAGTCTTATCAAGCGTTCCGTCCGTGTCCGTCACCACAAGCACGCCGCCGCCCGAGCCACCGCCGAAATAGGTCGCGGCGTCTGCCACGATACCTTTGGCAATGAGGTCAGTAGCAAGAGCGTCATCGATGTCGAGGACGCTCTTCTCATCCATCGTGATCGTACCGTTCGACCACGTCTGCAGTGCAACGACTTTCATGCATTAGTCTCCTTCCGGGATCGCGACGGTGCAGAGCTTGCCCGGTGCGGTCAGTCCGATTGCGGCAAGCATTTCGCCGAGGATCTCGACCATGTTTCTCTTTTTGCCGGTGTACGGGTCGATGATGAACTCGACCTGATCGCCCGCCGGGAAGTTCGCCTGAACTGCACTCAAATCGCCGACGATCAGCCACTTCTCACCCGCCTCTGCGTCGCCGACTGCCGGGAGATGGCTGTTATACAGCACCGGCAGGTTTTCGTACGGGTCGACCGCGTAATTCGCGTTCAGTTGCGCCGACTTGAACGCTGCATGCGTTCTGCGGTTCATGACGATCACGGGCTCCGCGTTGTCGTCTTCAAGCTCGCCGAGCGCCTGCGCGACGATGTCCAGCGTTACCGCTGCCGCCTCGATCACCGGTACACCCACCGCCGTCGTGTCCGACGTCGTCGGTGCGCCCGTGATGACGCTGATCACTGCATAACAGAGCAGCGCCATGATCTTGTTTTCGAACTCGTCCATGATGTAGTCGATGAACGCCTGTCCGCGGAGTTTCATCGCCTGCTTGGATACCGAAATAGTTTTCTTCAGCGACGCGGCGACCAGCTTTACGGTTCCGATAATCAGTTCTTCTTCTTCGATGTCTTCCGCGCCTTCCTCATGCACAACTGCTCCCGTCGAGGATACCTCGAAACTTTCCTCCAGATTGCCCGGCGCATACGTCCGGCGGATACGGCGCAGAATCTCGTTGTTTTCCCACAGCGCATGAATGCGGTCTCCGACCATCGTCGGGACCGGCACCAGCCCGTCGCCTTCGCCGATGTTCGCGTCGAGCGCGTTGTCTGTGAGGATTCTGCGGCATTCCTCATATTTTCCGGTTTTGAAACCTTCTACCCATGCGTCAACATAGGCAGGGGACTTGCGGATTTCTTTCATATCCATCTTGTTCTGTTTCCTTTCTTCGGTAAAGATTTTGATCGGTTCGCCCTCGCCTGCGGCTACGAGCTTTCTCATCTCCGCGCGCTTCGCTTCCTCCGCGCGACGGTCTTCTTCGGCAGCGCGCAGCGCGTCTTCTTCCGCCTGCTGCTCCGCCCGGCGCTGCTCCAGCTCCGCGTTGATCGCCTTCATCTCGGTCTCGATCGCGTCGAGATCCGCGTCCGGCTTTTCCGCTTCCGCTGCCAGCACTCCGCGGCGCTCGTACAGCTCCGCGTCGGTTCTTTCTTTCAGTTCTTCCATGCGTTTTTATACCTCCGCCAAAATTCGGATCTTCTGCACCCGGCGCGCCCTTCTTCGGGCGTCGATCTCCTGACGTACTGCGTCGATCACTCCGTCGACGTACTTCCGCGCCGTAATACTGGTCGCCTCGTTCGCGGGCAGCGATACCGCGCTCACGTCATACAAGCGACTTATGTCAAGGATCGTACGCAGGACGCGTACTTCTCCCGTTTCCTGATTTTCCTCGATCTCCCGGCGATCCTTACGGACCCGGAAGCCGATGCTCATTTTTGTTATGTACCGCCCGGCGATCTCGTTGTAGATCTCCGCGCCGAGCGCCGTCCCTCCGAGGTCCGCCCGGATGAACAGTCCTTTTTCGTCCGGTCGCACTGTCAATGTGTCGTTCGATACTCGCGCCAAAACCCTGCCTTCGTGATCGAATTGTAAAATCGTGTCGCTCAGATCCGTATTGTCGAACGCGTGACGGTCGACCTGTTCATAGAACTTGATGCCGTCTTCCTCCCAGAGCAGAAACGGCTCGTCGAAGATCGACGCATAGCCCTCGACGATTTTTTCGCCCGCCGGGAAGACCGGCGTGAACGCTCTGAATTCGCGGCCTTCCGCGATCCTTTGTTCAATCGTTTTCATTCGTCTGTCCTTTCTGTCATATTGATGTACTCTGCCCGGATCAGCATCTGATCGCCGTCGTCGACCGGCGGCAGGTTCCAGATCTGCCTTATCTCGTTCCGCGTCATGAGACCGCGATCCATCATCTGCGCGCTGACCTGCAGCTTGTCGTTGTTGGTCATATACTGCAGCCGGTTCGACGTCAGCATGAATTCTGCGCCCTGCGAGCGTTCACGCGGTGAGAAAAGCATGCCGCAGATGACGTCCGAAAACTGCACGGAGAACCACTCGATGCAGCCCTCGTAAAACGCGCTCCATGCGTCGCCGTACGCTTCGTTCTTCAGGATCGCTTCGTTCACGCCGAAATACTCGAAGCAGCCGTCACGGATGACCTTCAACGTTTCCGCGTCCGCGACGAACGGCTTTGCGTCGAGCTGTTTGACGTCTTCCATTGTGTTCGGCCAGAGAAGCACGCCGCCCGCCTCTGCGTCCGCCGAGAAGTTCAACTCCGAGAAGCGCTTCCGTTCGTTCGCAAGGTCTTCGTCGCTCGACCAGTTGATGAGTTTCGCCATGAAGCGATAAGCCGCGCCGTTTTTGACGCCTGCCTTGATACCTTGGTTTTCGATTGAGATCAGGTCCAGCGTCGGACGCAGCGCTTCGTTACCGCTTCCCTTCAGATCGTCCTCGTATTGGAACCGCGTCAGGATCCCGACGCGGTTCAGCTCGATCGCCGCCCACTCGCCCCAGTGGAATTTGTAACGCAGCCACGGTTCGCCGCCGTACGCGACGACCTCGCAGCGGGAGGGGAGCAGCGGCCACAGTCCGACCGTTTCGCCTTTCTGATTCAGGATCGGTACAATGATCAGGTTTGTTTCCGCATACAAAATGGTTGCACATCTATAAAGCATCTGCGACCATGTATACAGACTGTTCGGCTTTTTTTTCAGCGCGTTCACCGTCACCGGCTGCGCTGATCCATTGAACACCGGCTGCAGTTTCGCAACGTGCCGCGCGATCGCGTCTATACATTCACGGACGAGCTGCGCTTCATAAATATGCGCGTCGAACGACCGGAAGCTCGCCTCGCGGCCTGTCAGCATGCGGTAGCCGCCCTGATATCTGCCCTGCGGCGGTTTTTTCCACCGTCCAAAGATTTTCTCAAATAGTCCCGCCATCATTTACCTCGATTTCTTAATCGTTCTCCGATCTCGGCTCCGTACTTTGCCCGCATGGTCATTGCGTCGAGCAGCGCCGCGCCGCCGTCTATGCGCGCCCTGCGCGTGATCTTCGTCGGCTTGACCCGGTTCGTCTCAATGTCCGTTTTTAATCCCATGTTGAGCAGATGCGACTGCAGCAGCGCGTTGTCTCCGATGTCGATCCGCCCGTCCTTCAGCGCTCCTTCGGTCTCCTGTATGACCGGCGTTAGGTTCGTGCCCTGCCATACGTCGTCGCAATGGAACGCGCTTTGTTTCAGCGCCGCGATCAGATCCGCCGCGCTGTACCGGTCGTAGCCGATCTTCAGCGGGTAGATCTGATATCGCTTCACGAGCTGATCGAACCAGATGAACACGTCGTGCCAGTCGACGATGTGATCGCCGGACAGCGACAGAAATCCGCGCTGGATCATGACGTCATACGGGACCTTGTCTTCCTCGATCGCTTCTTTCAACCGTTCGCGCGGCATCCAAAAGTGAGAGATCACATACAGCCGCCCGCCGCGCTCGATCACGATGCACGCGCTCGTCAGGTCGACGCGCTGCGAAAGATCGATCCCGCCGACGCAATAGCAGCCCTTGAAATCCTCGAACCGCAGCGGCGCGCCGGTCGCCCTCGCGACGACGTCATATTCGAGCCATGCCGACGCTTTCCCGGTGCGGATGCAGCAATACTTCCGCAGAAACTCCTGTTTCTTCGTGATTGACGTTTCTGCGACGGCGATCTCGTCGATCATGTAATCGATCGGGACGCTGACGCCGAGATTCGGCATGCTCTTTTTGAGCTCCGATAGACTGTTCCATTTCTCCGGGTCGTCGATCGTGTACAAAAACGGCGCGAGATGCTTTTCCTTACTGTTCCCGAGTAAAAGCGCCTGCGACCGTCTCAACAGTTCGTCCCAGATCCCGTCTGTTTCGTAACCTTCCGTCGAGATCGACAGGACCAACGGCTGACGCCGGGCACCGAGCGCCGACGTCAGATTTTCGTAAAAACGGATCCCTTTCACGCCCGGCCAGTTTGCAATTTCGTCGCATACGGCCAGATGCGGGTTGACGCCGTCGCTGCGCTTTTCCGAAAAGCATATCGGCTGCGCCGTCGCGTTCGACTGCGCGACGTAAATATCGGACCGGCGCTTTTTTGAGATCCGTTGCAGCTCCGGCTCCTTGTCGATCATCTGCCAGAAGGCGTTATAACAAAAGCTCGCTTGTTCCAGCTTGGTCGCCGTGAAATATATCCGCGCGCCGTACTCGCCGTCGGCGAACGTCATGTACGCGGCGATCGCCGCCGCTTCGAGCGTTTTTCCCTGCTTTTTGGCTTCTTCGCAAACGACCTCTCGAAATTGCCGGTATCCGTTTTCGTCGACGATCCCGAAGATCACGGCGATCTTTGCTTTCTGCCACGGCTCCAGCACGATACGTCCCGGCGCGAGGCGGCCTTCGTGGTGCCTGCAGAACTTTTCGATGAAGCGGATCGCCTTCTCGCCCTTCCGGGCGTCATAAAAAAAGAGCTTGTCTTCAAGCCCTTTGATGACGTATTCGTACCATAGTCGGATCCAGCGCCCGACCGTCTCCCGCCCGTCTTTGATCCGCTGATAATAGTCGAGGATCGGATCCGTCATTTTTTGTACTCGTTGTTGAATTCGTCGAGCTCGCTCATCTGCTTCGGCGGGGTTCCGATCTTGGTGATAATGTCGAGCAGCGTTGCGGCGGTCCGGTTCGCGCTTTCGGCATGCTTCGGCAGTTCCTTGACGAGCGGGTGCACATACTGGTTTTCCTTGTCGGCGACGTAGCTTTTCGTTGTTGTCAGCGTTTTTGCCGCCTTGATTTCTTTCCGAATTTCCGCAATAACGATCTGTTGATCCTGATACTGTCTTGCCGCCGCGACGAACAGCGCGTTCTGATCGACGCCGTACGATTTCGCCATTTCGATCAGATGTTTATATACCGATTTCGGGTTATATCCGTTTGCCATCGTCGAAGTCCTTTCTTTTTCGTCTAAAACCGTCCGAAAAAACACACGCGCGCCTACGCGGGGCTTTTCGCAGGGTCAGCCGCCGGTAGTCAATTTTTGACGACGCGATCGGCGACGGGGGGTATCAGATTTCCGCGAACGTCGAACACGTAGCGCTTTTTATGCGCCGTATGCTCGACGTTGTGACAGTCGAGGCATACGAGCTCGAGGTTCGCGAAGTTCAGCGCGACCCGCGGATCGTTTATATTCCGCGGCGTCAAGTAAACTTTATGATGGACGATCTCTCCGGCCTTGATCAGACCGCGCTTCCTGCAGCGTTCGCAAAGTCCGCCGACGCTTTGCTTGTACGCGTCCCTGCACGCATGCCAGGCGTCCGAATCATAAAACGCTTTTGCGTAGTCTTTTGCCATGTCCAAAACGGGTGAGACCGGCGGTCACCACAAACGCCGGTCTCAGGAGGATAATAAGAGGATGTCCGCTGCCGGATCTGCTCTATCCGACACTAACAGTATACCCCTTATTGTCTGTCATAAACTGTCATCTTTCAAGATCATTAGCGCCTGCCCGTGCTTTCTCCAGATGTGGTCGACCGAATAGTTCATCAGGATCGCGATCTGATTCCACGATCTGCCGTCGATATATCTGTACCGCAGCAGCATCCGCATGACAGGATCTTCGATCGCGTCGATCGCCTTCTCGATCTTCAGCTGTCTCTGCAGCAGCTCGCGTATCTTCTGCTCATAGTGATCGCGGAGCGCGAACAGTTCAGTCGCCGCTCGCTCCTGCGCCGATCCGCGCTCCGTCGATGCCGCGCCCGGTAGTCCCGTCAAGTGCGGGGTGCGCGGGGAATACATCCTGCTGTTCAGTTCCCGTATGTTACCCTCGATCTGTGCTATCTCGGTCTTGATATGCTGATACGATCTTAACTCCTGTTTCGTCATCTCTGCCTCTCTGATGCAGTGGACAATGTGGACAGCCGTTCCGCCTGCCCGACATTGACCACTGCTTGATCTTTGTGGACAGTGTGGACAACGCCATGCGTTGCCCGACACTGACCACCGCTTTTACTACGACTACTGAAAACAATGACCGGATGATCGGTTATAACTATAAATGCGACCTTTGGTCGTAAAACTTTACACATCTACAAGGCTTATCCAAAAGCCCGCCGCTTTTGGATGTCTTCTTTATATATTTGAATCTGTAAAATCCGTATTCCGTCTTCTCGCTTTCGACGAGCTCGTATCCCTTCGGCGCGATCGGCGGATGCTCTAAGCTGTACCAGCGCTTACATTCGACCGGATCCTCTTCGACCGGACGCCGCGCGTTCTTCGTCATTTTCCAACGCTTCCCGCCTTGCTCGGGCGACCAGTGGTTGAACAGATAATTTGCGAGCCCAGTGTAGTCCGGTCCGTGATCAACGCCGTCGTACCGGCAGTTCTCGCGCAGGTGCTCGATGCGGAAGATCCGCCCGTCGGTCCACTTCTCCTTGATCGCCTCTTCCGGCACGCCGCTTGATACCATATGCATATGAAAACGATGCGTCGTCTTTCCCTGTCCGATGTAAGCGAAGATCACCGCGTCCGGATATGCCCGCTTCAGCCGCCGGATATACAGGTCGCGGATCTTCTTCATCTCCGCAAAGCTGTAGACCTCGTGCTCGTCGTCGAGCGTCAGCGTCGAATACAGAGAGGCAGGGGAGAAGTTCTCATTGAAAAGCCGGACGTGCAGCCGCCTCGAAATGTCGAGGCGGTGCTTCGCCCGTTCTTCCTCTGATCTGAATCGGATCCGCGGCGTCAGGATCCTTTCGCCGCTGCGTCTGATCCTCGGCAGGATATAAACCTCCTGCTCGCACACAATGCCCGAAAAGATCCGTTTCTTGATCAGCATGTTACTCTCCTAAAATCTGTGTCTTGATGGTCTGAAGCTCTTCCGGGTTCAATATCTCGATATGAGACGGCAGCAAGACGATCCGGTCCGGCGAGCTGCGGTTCATGATGTCTTCAAAGGTCCTGCGCTCTTCTTCCCTCGACCATACCATCCTCCTCATGTATACGGTCGTCCCGGACTTCTCGCTTGCGCCGCGCTCGATCTGATCCGCGGCCTCTTTCACTTCGTCCACGGTTATTCTGATCTGTGCCTTTCTCACAACGATTCCCGCCAGCTTTTGTATCAATTCATTCTCTTTCGCAAGCGCTTCTGCGGCTTCGATCAGCAGCGTATAATCACATCCGTTGTCAGCTGCGAAGCGCAGGTCCGCTTCTATTTCTGCAAAGTCCCTCATCTTTCGCCGTTCCACCTTTTCTTCTCTGTTTCCATTGCTGCTTCGATGGAATCCTTTTCTCCCGCCTCTGCATCTCTGTCATACTCTGTTCCTTTTGTCCTGCATCCGCATTCTTCACAAACGACTAAAACTGTCGGAATTGTAAAGATCTCGTACCTGTCTTCCGCTGTGTGTATTTCAAATCGCGCAAGCCCGCCACAATGTTGGCACTCTTCTAAATCTAATTCTTCTTTTGTTCTCTTTTTCATGATTGCCCCGCAGTCAGGGCAATAATCAGTTTGCCGGTATTCATCACCGCATTTCAGAATTGCTTCACCACCGCATCTCGAGCATACAACGCATCCGTCCTCGTCTTTCATCCAGTACGCTGTTTCTCTGTGGTTTACGCTATTTAGCGCCCCGATTCTCTTTCTCGCGCTCGCAAGTTCCCTTTTCGCTGTACCATACATCCCTGCAAGCTCCCGAAACGCGCGTTCGCATTCCGCAGCAATAAGCGCATGCTTCGTGTTTGTTTCGTTGTTTTCAAGGATCGAATCGTTGTAGATGTCCTCTAACTTTGTAATAATTTCTTCAAATCTATTCATGCCAATCCCTCCAGTTGTCCCTCCGGGATCCCGGTCGCGCGCTTGAACGTAGCGACCGCCCGGCGGCGTTCCCTCTCCACGAAGTCCGACCACTCCGCGCCGGTCTCCGCGATCTTGTATCCGCCCGCTCTCGTGTTCGATACGATCCGCTTCCCTGCGCGCCGCGCCTGCTCGATCAGTTCCCGGACGTGCCGGTCGCTGTATCCCGTCAGCCGCACGAGCTCCGCCCGCGATATGAAGCGATCGGCCGGTATCAGCTTTACGATCTCGTGCATGGCGTCCTCCTACTTCAGCGGGATCAGCTCGTAATCGTCGTAAATATTCGGATAGAAGATTCCGACCCAGACGTTTCGCTGCATTATTTTTCTGTATGACAGATCTTCATTCCACTCTTGAATCTCTTTGATAAGCTCCTTTTTCCCGACGTCGTTGTCATTTTCGTAGTATTCATTTTCATACTGTGTTACAAGCGATCCGTATCTGACGTCAAGTGCCGCAATGTCTCCTTTTAGTCCGATATATGCGAATGCAAGGACGAAGAGCATGATAATCAAAACCATTCCTGAAACAACAGCCGCGATCGCCGCTACCAATGCCCCCGCTCCGAATTCGTCTTTATGGTTCGCAATAATCGCTGTTATCAGTGTCCCCACGAACACGAGTAAAGTAATAACAAATAACATTCTTTTTCCTCCTTTTTTTTGCGCTTCAGCCCCGCCACCGCATCAGCGCTGTTACCGCGCGCACTCTGTTTGCGCAGCTCCCGCACGCTTCCCGTGCTCTGTTGGCGCGGATCGGAGGATTCGAACCTCCGGAGCATTGCTGCTCAGCGGTTTAGCAAACCGCCGCTATCAACCATCTCTGCCAGATCCGCATGTTGTACCGTATCAGCGACCATTCCCGCACGTCCATCAACTTCTCTTGCCCCTTCGACCTTCCGTTCTGATCTTTCTTCGGTGCGTCATAGCATGCCTCTGACGCTGCGCATTTCCCGCAAACGCGGAGCGCTTTTCCTCCGGTCGATTGTTCCGGAAGCTCCTGCAAGTCTTCCCCGTAATTCTGTCCTTCAACATCCCATAGCCGCATTCGTCAGCTTCGCGACCGCGCGCTGCAGATCCCGTATGTTGCAAATCTTTCCGGTAAAGATCTTTACCACCTCAGTTTCTCTTACAACGAAAGCGACCTCTCCGTTAAACGTGATTTCTTTCACGTGGCGGTCGACGTTGTTCGCAAGCTTTGTGATCTCTTCGAACGTCTGCATGATCCGTTTGACCCACTCTTCCGCCCGGCGCTTCTGTTCCTCTTCTTCGCGCTTGCGCTCGTTCATAATGTCAACCAGTGGATTATTTTCAAGTGTGACCGGCGCGCCTTTGTACATAGGCCGCTCTTTCGCCCGTTTTGCCTGCGCGTATGCTGCTGCGATGCCGAAAAATTCTCCGCTCATCCCTGCGCCTCCTTTGTCAGTTTGTCCGCTGCGCCTGCGATCTGACGCCGCAGATCTTCGCTTTGTTCGGTGCGCGCTTCGGCGTCCTTTTTCTGCTCTTCCGCTTTCTGCAGCTTCGTCGCAAAAGCAAGCGCGTCGGCTGCGTGGTCGCCGCGAAGCTGCTCCATGTCCGCGACGTGCTCCAGCTCCGCCTGCGTCTGCCCCTTGCTCATCCGGTCGATGATCGCGTCCTTTTTATCGATCCTCCGCTGCAAGCTCCGGATCTCCTCCATCCGCGGCATGTATACGAACAGGAGCACGCCCAGGATCACAACCAGCGCGAGCAGTACCGGAACCGTAAACCACGGATTTTCAAAGATGCTTTCGCTCGCTTCCGTGGCCGTTACGCTTTCGAATAAGATTTTCATAGATACCTCCGAATGAATCTCCTGATCGTCTCTCTGTCTTCTTCCGGTGCCGCCTCGATCGTCGTCTGCAGGGCCTTCTTTATCACCGGCAGCGCCTTTTGATAATCCCCGCGCATTCTGTCATAGCGCGCCTGTATTCCGCTTTCCGTCGCAAGTCCGCCGAGCATTCGCGCGATCTTATAGTACGGCGTGCCTTTCATTCGCTCTTTCCAGATCTTTCGCTCGTCGTCGTCCGTGATCTTGTAATGCGGTTTTCTGCCTGTTCTGCTCTTGATCTCGCCGACGTCTTCCCCGAGCGCCTGCAGCTTTTTCACGACGTCTTCCTTCGTCCGCGCGTTCAGCTCCGCAATTATCTTGATCTGCTCGCCTTTGTCTGCCGCCCGCCGCCACGACCGCCGGATCTCGTCGTCGGTCATGGCCCATTTGTCAATCGGTTGCATCTTCCGTCGCCTCCGGACAAAAGTCCCCGACCTCGTCATAGCTTACCGTGCCGACGTCCCGGATCGAAAAGGCGACGTACCCTTCGCGCAGGCCCCATCCGGAAATCACATAATCGATCTGATACAGGTGATCGTCGATCTCGTGTCCGCACGGGACGAACGATCCGGACAGCGCGTCGTAGTCCGTCGCCGTGAAGCGTACGTAGTCCCCGCGCTGGTAGCCGCGGTCGTTCCGTCGGATCTCGAAGGTCTTCTCGCCGTTCAGTACGGCGTCGCAAAAATTGACGTTCAGTTTGATTTCATGCAGTCTCATTTGTCATCCTCCTTAATCGGCTTAAAGCATTCGTGTTGTCCTGAAAAGAAATCCGTCTCTTCCTCTGACGCCTCATACCCGAGCGATTCGATCACCTTATACAGACGATCGATCTCTTCGCTGATTTGTCCGTCTTCCGGCCGCAGTTTGTCTTCGTCGTATAAGAGTCTTACGAATACCGCGAACAGCGCGACGTTCTTCGGATCGTTGGTCCACCCGTCCGTCATTCCTTCTTTTCTGCAAAACGCATCACATGTCCTCGAAATTGCATAGCCGCTCAAGAAATCACACTTAAAGATCTCCGCAGCTTCTTTCTGGACTTCCGGCGACATCGTTTTCCCGGCGCGGATCCTGTCGGCGATAAACCGACCGATGCGATCGTAGATTGATCGACAGACGCCGTGCACCCTTTTTTCCTTTTCTGCAGCGATCTCCTTCAGTTGGTCCTGTTCCTCTTTTTTCCGGTCTTTTTCCTCGCTTGTGTAGTACAGCGCTGCGCCGCCGCTACCCTTCCTATAGAAAATCTTTGCGTCAGAAGGAAACGTTCTCTTTTTGAAATCCTCGATTTTGCTGTCGTCCGACAGTTCCTTTTCCAGCACATATTCGGATATCCACCCTGCATAGTGCTTTCCGTTGACGCTGTCTGTTTCCTCCGCGGGCAGCTTTTTCACGACCTCGACGATGCGTTCCTGCTGCTTCTTTTCGTTGATCGCTCTTTTGGCTCTGTCGATCTCCAAATCAAAACTTTTTGTACCGGCTGCCGCAAGGCATTTCGCCTGCAGCTCCGGATCCTCGATCTTCTCGATCTTTTCGAGGTCAAACAGCGACGCGCCGCGTTTGAACGCTTTCGATAGCGCTGTCTGATCGTACGCCGCGAGCTTCGCTCTGCGGCGGACCGTGCTCTCCGAAAGACCCGTCCGGTCCGCGATGCTCTCGAAGTCCTCGCCGAGATCCAGCATCATCTGTACGGCCTGCGCCTGCTCCGGGATCGTCAGATCCGCCCGCTGCATGTTCTCCGCGATCATGGTCGCGAGCTGCTCGCGCTCGTCCATGTCCTGCGCGATCGTCACCGGTACCGCGAACAACCCGACCTTCTTTGCGGCTGCAAGTCGCCGGTGCCCGATGACGCACCGGAAGCGGTTCATGTCATCGTCCAGCGGGACGACCGTCAGGTTCTGCATAATGCCGTTTCGCTGGATGCTGTCGCAGAGCTCCGTCAGATCTCCGAGATCCTTCCGCGGGTTCTGCGGGTGCGGTTCGATTTTTGATACCGGGATTTGAAAAATAGAAATGTCTCTCATGTGGTTTTCATCCTCTCTTTTGTGGTGGTTTATCTGATCATGTTGTCGTATCGCTCGGACGCCTCGCTCCGGAGCTCGTCCGTCAGCTTGTCCCGCGTGTCCTCGATGACGTCGAAGATCGTGCGCTGCCTGTCTGCGTTCATGCGCTTCTCGATCTCCATTTCCTTTTTGCGGAGCGACAGCAGCTCGCCGGTCTCTCCGTATGTCGTCAGCGACTGCGCGTTCGCCGTCGCCGCGTTCCAGAGCTCCTGATCGGTCAGCGTGACGTATGCTCCGATCTTTTCCTCGCCGTCCGCAACGTAGATCACGCTCGACGGATACTCGACGAACACGTCCCGCAGGATGACGTCGCCGGTCTTCTTTTCGCGGATCAGAGCTTCGAAACGGTGCTTCGTGTAGATCCTGCCGGTCACTCTCTCGCCGTTCATATGCCCGCCCCCGTATAGTACGCGCCGCACTTCTGGCAGCGGAACACCTGCTCGTTCCGAAGCATAGGCCGCGTGAACCCGCAGTTCGCGCAGGTCATCCGGTCCTCGCATGGGACCATCCTGTAGTCGCCTTCCGTCTTGAGGTAACTGTAGACCCGACGCTCGACGTCCTCGTCCGGCACCGTCTCCGGGTTCTCGATCGCCTGCAGAAACGTCTCTGCGGTCTCACGGATCGCGCGCTGGATCTCTTTCCTGCGCCGCCCGCCGCCTTCGTAAACGGCAGCCGCCCGCGCTTCGATCAGCTTCATCAGATCCGCGGCGTCCTTTCGCTTGATGTACTCGCTCATCCTCTTTTCTCCTTTGTCGATTTTCTTATTTCTTCCGCAATGTCTGACAGTCTTCCCGGTATCATGATGATCGCGCCGAGCGCCGCCATGATCAGTAGCACCATTATGACCGCGGCGATAACTTCGAGGATCGCAATGGCCTTATCCGCGCAGCTCATCATTCTTATGCCTCCGTATAATGTGCTGCAGCACTATTTCTTTTGCTGCTCTTTTTGTGATGAAATATCTGCACTTATCACAGCAGAATTTCTCATACAGCCCGACGCGCGTACAAACAGGTATCCGCGCGCCCATATCCATATCTTCCGTATAGAAGAAGCAATCTTCTTTGTTCGGCATGCTCACTCCTCCGGCTGTCTGGGCTCGCCGTCCGCGCAGAAAAAGTCACTTCTGCAAATGCGCCTGACTTCGATCTGCCACCGCGAGGAGTGATACCCGTGCTTCGCTGCGTGGCAATAACCGCATGGATGCCCTGGCTCGAGCCGTTCGAACCAGTTACACTTTCCGCACCGAACCACCCGCACTGCTTCAACCGGCTTGATCTCGTCGATCGCGGCGACGACGGCTTCGCCCTCGTTGTGCAGCGCCGCCCGGCGCGCGTCGTCCTTGTAGATCAGCTCCTTCATGCCTGCGCCTCCCTATTCGTCGTTTTCGCTGACGCGTTGGATGGTGATATCGTCGGTCTCGCTTCCAAAATGTCCGGTTTCGATCAGCGATAATGTGACGATCGCCGCAAATTCAAGCTGCATGTTTTCTGCGATCACTTCGCCGTTGATCGCTAAGCTGTAAAGATCCTTCATCCCTGCGCCTCCCCCGTGATGTACTCGATAAACGGCTTGCGCGGGATCATGGTCCGGTTCCCGATCACGATCACCCGGAAGCCGAGGAAGCGCGGGTCAATCTGCGCCTGCCCCCGGATGCTCTGCGGATTGACGCCGAGGATCTCCGCGACGTCCGCCGCGTCCACAAGGTTTCGCGTGCATTGCTTCAATTCTTCAAGTTTCATCCTCTTGCCCTCCTTACAGCGGCGCGCCGCAGTGTTCGCATGTGCCGTAGTCCCGATCGGAAACGCAGCCGCAATACTCGCATCGTTTCTTCCCGGTCCTTCCCGAAGCTTCCGGGAATGGTATCTTTTTTTCTTCGTCCTTTGAAATGAACTTATAAACCATTTTGAAATGCTCATCCGGTCTCTCTCCGTATTCCACATACGCGCAATTCAAATCGCTTGTCGCCCGGCATGGCCCTCCGAACAGGTGACAGTGTGTTTTTGGACAAGCCGTGTTTTTCGAAGCGTCGCAGACGTAAAAGACTTTCTTCTGCACTTCTTCTTCCTCGTCTGTCTTCCATGCCGGATTTTTCAAACCCTCCGCGAATTCGTCCGCAAACTGCCGTCTGAACTGTTCTTCGAGCACTTCCCTCACCGGGCCGTCGGTACGGATCTCAAACCGCAGTCCGCCGCCCGTTTCCTCAGTCTTTACGACCTTTTCGATCGGATGCTTTCCCTTCCGCCCGAACCATGCTTCATTCTGCACTTCGCTCGGGCTCGTGATCCCGAGCCGCTTTTTGACCCGCCGTCTGATCCTTTCGAAGATACTCACTTTATGCCCTCCGGTTTCTCCGGCAGCGGCATCCAATGTGTGACGTCTCTGTCGATCTCCCAACGCTGCGCCTGCGGATAATAGCTCATCATGTCAATATTTCCGCCCGGAATCGTTCTCCATTTGTCGTATACAAGCACAGGGGCAGAATTCTCCGGCAGCCGTTCCGTGACCGGGATCCATTGCGGCGGCATGATCTTCGTTTTTTCCATCTTCCCGATCGCCTGTAAAAGCTGATCGCAGAACTCGACGTGCGTGCTCGCGATATGCCGCGCAATCGTCTTTTTCGGCGATAACTCCTCATATGCCGCCCGCTGCCGATCCCTTACCTTTTCGATCGTCTCCGTGATCGCCGTGATGTTTACCAGCTCCAGTTTCATCCTTTCCTCCCCCTTGCGCGTCTTTTGATCTTCCATCCCTTGATGCGCATGCCGCGCTCGTGCGCGTATCGCTCGGCAACGCGCGCGTCGTGATCCTTTTCCTTCGCCGCCCGGCGCATGGTCGCCCATTGCCGATACTTTGCGCAATGCGCATGACATTCGCCGCCTCTGTCAACGCAGTCCCGGCACGGTCCGCCCATCGTTATCCCTCCTCTTTCAGCACGCTGGCATGGCCGCGCCGGTGTCCTCGGTTGCCGGATCCGCAATCAGGTCGTCGACCTTGCATTCGAGAACATCCGCGACGCGCTTCACTTTGTCAATCGACGGCGGAGCGTCATCCCATCTGTAAATCGAGTTTTCACTTACGTTTGCACGTCGTTCGATCTCCCTGACGCTGATTTTTTGTTGTTTTGCTCTTTCTTTAATCTGCTTAAGCATATTTCCCTCTTTACATTTGCAAGCGGACGTGATAGAATTTACTTGCTACAGAAAAGAATATCCGCCCGCTTGCTTTTGTATTTGTGAAAAACTCTAACGCAAACGCTATTGTTTTTCATCTGTTTTGGATTATATAGCGTATACGATAGTTTGTCAAGGGCTAATTCTATTTTATTTGCTATTTTTTCAAAGGAGGTTATTATGATTCGTATTATCAAGGAAAAATTGAAAGAAAAGGGTGCTACGATGCACGACCTTGAATTGGCTTGCGGTTTGACTTCTAATTCTGTTTATCGTTGGGATAAGTCTTCTCCGTCTGTCGACAAGGTTATCCGCGTTGCCGACTATTTTGATTGCTCTGTCGACGAACTTTGCGGTCGCATGTATTACGTCGAGCAGCACGAGAAAGCGACGGACGCCGCGCTCGAAAATATGCTTCGTTTTCAAACCGATTTGAACGCGACCCGCTCACAGGACGATCTTTCTGACGATGAACGCCGGATTGTTCGTGTGTTTCGCTCGCTCACTGATCCGGACAAGGTGCAGTTCTTGTTCCAAATTTTGAAATATTCTGATAATACAGAGGTCGACAAATGAGCAAGCAAAAATCTAAAAAATGGCGTGTAGTTCTGTACGTGATCGGTGCCCTTTTGTTGTTTGGTGTGAAGTATGCTTTTGAGAGTTCTGTCGGCTTCGGCATTTTTACGCTGATAGCGGCTTTACTTCTGATCGCGATCCCGACGATTTCTATTATTCGGGAAAAAAGCTCCGATTCCGGCAGAACGACGTCCGCTTCTGACGTTTCTTATACGCCCGCGCCGCCGAAGGGTTATACTTCGCAAAAGCAATTCGTCCCCGCAAAGTCGTCTCCGACGCCGACTCCGGCTGTTGCTGCAAAACCATCTATTTCCCGGTATTACTATACAGACTACACACGCTTGTCTGATTTTCCGACATCTTACGTCTGCATCGACTTTGAGACCACGGGGTTATATCCCGAAAACGACCGCATTACCGACGCCGCCGCCGCCCGCGTGGTGGATGGTCAGATCGTTGATACCTATACCTCTCTCGTGCACTCTCCCGTCGCGATCAGCGCTTTTGTCTCAAATCTGACTGGCATTACAAACGAGATGATTTCCACCGCGCCCGAGGAGAACGACGTGATCCGCGATCTGATTGCCTTTATCGGTGATCTCCCCGTTATCGGCTATAATGTCTCGTTCGATCTCGGGTTCCTGCATTATGCGGCGCATCGCGCGTCTCTTCCCTGCCCGCGCGAGAACTTTGACGTGCAAAGCTACGCAAAAAAGGGCTTGCCCGGTCGCCCCGGTTATAAGCTGGAAAACGTCGCCGAATATCTCTCCGTCGATCAGCCGGAAGCGCACCGCGCACTTGCCGACGTGCTGACCACCGTCGCCTGTGCGGAAAAGCTCCGCGGCGTCGTTGCCGAGATCGAGCGACAAAAGGCGATCGCCGAGTATGATTTTCAAAATGCGTATGTGGATTATAAGTCCTTCGTTCCGACCGTCGATCACGTCGACGAGAACAGCCCGCTATTCGGAAAACGTGTGGTTTTCACCGGGACCATGTCCCGCATGACGCGGATCGACGCCTGCCAGCTCGTCGCGAATCTCGGCGGTCAGCCGTGGGGCGTCGTCACAAAGGGTACGGCTTATCTTGTCGTCGGTGAAGGCGAAATGTCTCCGCATGCGGACGCTTCCGGCGTGACACGGAAAATGCAGCAGGCCGACGAATGGCGCGCGAAGGGATCCGCGATTAAAACGCTTACGGAAACAGAGTTTTTCAGGATGATCGATGAATATGAATCTTCAAAAGTGATTTATGAAAAAGAATAAATCAAGGGGAAACGGTCAAGGGACCGTATACAAAGACGGGAAATACTGGCGTGCGCAGGTCACGCATTACGAAGGCGGCGACCGGGCGACGAAATCGAAAAGCGGCTTCAAATCAAAGACAGAGGCGCTGCGCTGGTGCGCCCTGAACGCCGACTTCGCCGACGCCGGGATCTGCCCGACGTTCGAGCGCGTTTTCGCCGAATGGTCCGCAGCGCACTATCCGACGATCAGCGCAAAGAAGCAGCAGCAGTATGATCACGTGCTCGACGCCTCCGGGAAGATCGCGAAGCGGAAATTTAACGAGCTGACCGTCCGGCATTTTCAGATGGTCGTGAACGAGCAGAAGGAGACGCACGCCGTCAGGAAGCTCTTCAAAAACGTATATTCGATGATGAGCGTATACGCGATACGGAACGGCTGGGCGACCGTGAACTACGCGGAGCTCGTCGAGCTGCCGCCCGAACCGACGCCGGATAAGCACCCGTTCACCGTCGACGAGGTCAAGCGCGTGTCCGACTATTGGGAAAAGACGCACAATATGTACGCGGGCGCATGCCTGATCATGATCTATACCGGGATGCGTTGGGGCGAGATCTCCACGATCCGCCCGGAAAATATCCATCTGGAGGACGGCTATCTCACCGGCGGCATTAAGACGACCGCAGGAAAGGCCGGTGAGATCATCCTTATCGACCAAATAAGGCCGATTATTGCCGAAGTAATGCTTCCGGTCAACCGCGTCGGAAAAGTGACTTCTGAGGGTTTTCGGAAGATGTACAATCAAATGCTGGACGCCGCCGGTGTTCCCCGCCACACCGTCCATGAATGCCGTCACACCACCGCAACGCTGCTCGCTCTGCAAGGCGTACAGCCCGCGATCATCTCCGCGATCATGCGTCACACGTCCTACGCGCAGACGATGGATTACACGCACATTCCTCGCGCAGCGAAGCTCGAAGAGCTTGCGAAAATCGTGTAATATCCGTGTAACGTCATGATTTCGGATGATTTTTCACGATCCTCCAAAATGCCGATTTTTACAGACGGCATCTGCATTTCCAGTCTTTTCGGCATTTCCCAAAAATAAAAAAAGGCACCCGTACCGGGTACCATAAAGCGTCTAATATAGGCGCTTTTTTACATGCTCGTGTAATTTTCGTGTAATACAATAGACTTTCAGTATCGCTTCAAGCTCGGATTGTTGCCGTTACAATAGATCAGCGCCGTCGCCAACGCGACGCCGATCGCACCCACGACCGGGTGCATCTGCACGCCTGCCGATACGAGCGAACTCACGACCGCCTCGTATACGCACGAGAACAGGCCCAGCCAGAACAAAAAGCTTTTCGCTCTGCTCTGCGTCTCCAGTGTTTCCATCATGCCGTTTTTTCTCCTCTCATAATAGTTTCCCGATCGCAAACCCGATGACCCCGACGATCACCGCCGAGATGATCGCCCCGATCACCGTGTCCCACTTCTTTCCGGAACGCCCTTCCAGTTCCCGGATCCGCGCTTCGTGATCGTTCAGCGTGTCACCCTGCGCGTCGATCTTCGTTTCGATTCTCGTGACGGTCATCTTGATCGTCGTCAATGCTTCGTTAATCATGATGATTTCCTGTTCCGGCATGCTGCTCACCTCAATTCCGTATACTGCGGCTTGTTCGTGATGTATCCTTCGCCGGATCCGTACG